TGATGATGATCTGCGACTGGTGATGAGCCATGTAGGCGGCCGAAGGCTCGTGTGGAGACTGTTGGACCGNGCNGGGNTGTGGCGGTCTAGNTTNGTGCAAGATCGAAACGGCACCGACTTCCGTGAAGGTATGAGGAACACCGCGCTTATGCTGTGGTCCGATTTGCAAAGAGCGTGTCCACAATTGTTGCTGCGGATGCAAGAGGAAAATCGAGATGCCTGATGAAGTAGTTTACGATTTTGGACAGGACCTTCCGGCCGAGACGGTTGCCACGCTGACGACCCATGCGAAAGAGCTGGGTCTGTCAGCGGAGCAGGCGCCCAAGTTCGCGGCGTACTATACGCAGCAACAGCAGGCTGCCGCTGCCGCGAATGCGCCGCCTGCCGAGTACAAGTTCCCGCAGGTTGATGGCAAAGACCTGCCTGACGAAGTGGTCGCGGAGCTGAGCGCCACTGCGAAGGAGCTAGGTCTCACGCAGGCGCAGGCCGAGAAGTTCGCTGCTTATGAGCTGAAACTCCGTGCCGACGCCGACAAGGAGACCAAGGCTGCGCTGGAGAAGGTACAGCAGGGCTGGCGCGACCAAGTGCGGGCGGACAAGGACCTCGGCGGTGCAAAGCTCGACGAGAACCTTGCCACGGCGAAGAAAGCGCTGGAAAAGTTCTTCCCTGAGATAGCGAAGAATCAGGCGGGATTCCCGTTTTTNGATCATCCCGATGTGGTCCGTGGGCTGGTGGCTATTGGCAAGGCCATCGGCCCTGACGGCGACTTTGTGCGCAACCCCGGAAGTGCGACCGTAGCGGCAGACCCCGCGAAGGTGCTGTTCCCAAATATGGCTTAACTAACCTTTGTAGGAGATTGCAAAAATGTCTCAGCTCGCTACTTCACATCCGACGCTTCTGGATGTCGCGAAGCGCCTCGATCCGGACGGCAAGGTTGCCGCCGTCGTGGAGCTTCTGCACCANAAGAACGAGATTCTGGAGGATGCTGTGTGGCTGGAGGGCAACCTGCCCACTGGTCACCGCACGTCCGTGCGCACGGGCCTGCCTGCGCCGACGTGGCGCAAGCTGTACGGCTTCGTGCAGCCCAGCAAGTCCACGACCATCCAGGTCACGGACAACTGCGGCATGCTCGAAGCGTATGCCGAAGTGGACAAGGCTCTCGCCGATCTGAACGGCAACACGGCTGCGTTCCGTCTGTCCGAGGACAGCGCGCACATCGAGGGTATGAATCAGGAGTTCGCTGAGACGTTGTTTTACGGCAACGAGGGCACTGAGCCCGAGGCGTTCACCGGTTTTGCACCGCGCTTTAACTCGCTGTCCGCGGAAAACGGCCAGAACATCATCGACGCCGGCGGCACCTCGGACCGCACGAGCATCTGGCTGGTGGTGTGGGGCCCGAACACCGTGCACTGCATCTACCCGAAGGGTAGTAAGGCCGGCTTGAGCGTCACTGACAAGGGCGTCGTGACCGTCGAGTCTCTGGGCAATGGCACCGCTTCCTCTGGCCGCATGGAGGCATACCGCACGCACTACCGTTGGGACGCTGGCCTGTCGGTCCGCGACTGGCGATATGTCGTGCGCATCGCGAACATTGACCAGTCCGCGCTGACGAAGGATGCGAAGACCGGTAGCGACCTCATCGACCTGATGACGGATGCGCTGGAGCGTGTGCAGGACCTCACGAGCGGCCGTCCGGTATTCTATGTGAACCGCACTGTGCGCTCGTTCTTGCGTCGGCAGATCGCGAACCGGACCCTCAACAGCACGATCACGATGGATACCGTGGCGGGCAAGAGGGTCCTCGCGTTCGACGGCGTTCCGGTCCGTCGCGTCGACAAGCTGGCTGTGGGTGAAGGCGCGGTTACCTAACCGCGCCTCTTCCCTGAACCTTCACCTTTTTCTGGAGATTGCTAAAATGTCTATCATCGACAAGCTGCTGAGCTTCGACGATGGTTCGACGGTGACGGGTGGGACGACCACTACCTCCGTGGATCACGTGGACCTCGGTAAGGATGGCCTCGCGATCGGTTCGGGTCGCCCTCTGTACGCGGTGTTTCACATCACTGCCAAGTCCGGTGGCGACGCCGCGGACACGTTCACGTTTAGCATCGTCACGGATACGTCTTCGACGTTCGCCACGAAGCGCACGGTTGCCGCGAGCCCGCAGATCACTGGCATAGCGAACGTCCCGTCGCGCATCGTCTTACCGATTCCGCCTGGCTACGCCTTCTCTCGCTACGTGCGCGCGGAGTATGCCGTGACCGCTGACGCAGTGCTGACCGTGGATGCCTTCCTGACCGATCAGGAGCCCTACGATCACACGGCCTACCCGGATGCGATCTAACCTGAGGACCGCATCATGGCAAAGCTGGTACGTGCAAAGCGAAATGGCTTTTGGGATGGGCACCGGCGCCGCGCAGGCGCCGTGTTCCCTGTCGCCGACGACGCACAAGAGAGCTGGTTCGAGGACGTAGGTCCGGCCCCTGCTGGTACCGAACTCCCGGTCCAGATCAAGAACGCGCAGGCGCCGACGCCTAAGGGTTTCGTGCAGGTGATGCAGGAAATCGCTGTGTCGAAGGAGCGAACGGAGTCGCAGGCACCGCAGGTGCCGATGACATTCGCCGAGGCGCGTGAGTACATAGATGACGGCGTTTCCGACCTGACTTGAAGACGGAATTGCGCTCCGCAGCGCAGCTTCACGGCCTCCGCCCGGCAGTGCTGGTCGGGGGCCGTGTTTTTTAGGAGAGTGCAATGCCTTCCGCAGTAGAGATCAGCCGACTCGCACTTGCGCACATCGCGGACGCCGCGCGTGTGAACAGCATCACCCCGCCGGACAATACGATCCAAGCGCAGCACTGCGCGACCTTCTACCCCATCGCGCGAGACGAAGCGCTCGAAGCATACCCATGGCCATTCGCTGTAAAGATGACGGCGCTTGTGCCATCGCTCGTGACGCCCCCTGATGGTGAATGGGCGTTCGTTTATCAATTGCCGGCCGATTTCATCCGCGCGCTGCGCGTGGTTCCGCCAGGCGCGCACAAGGATCATCCAGGTACGGATTATGTGATCCGTTCGGATGAGACCGAACTCGATCTCCTGCTGTTCACGAACACGCCGGAGGCGCGCTTGCACTACATCTTCCGCGAGGAAGAAACAGGTCGATATTCGCCGCTGTTCGTGACTGCGTTGTCGTACCTGCTGGGCTCGTATCTTGCAGGCCCGATCCTGAAGGGTCGCGTTGGTATGCAGGTGAAGGAGTCATTGCTGTCGACCTACATGCAGCTTATCGACCGCGCGGCGACGCGGGCTCTCGGTAGCTCTGGCCANCGCACCGAGAACTACGGCGGCCACAAGCCCATTTGGATTAGCGACCGATGATTAACCAACAGCGACACTACTGGCGGTCTCTCGCGGGCGGCGAGATCGCGCCAGAGATGTACGGCCGCGTAGACCTGGCGAAGCACCAGACGGGTGTGCAGCGCTGCTACAACTTTGGCGTCACGCCACAGGGCGCGGTTGAGAACCGCTCNGGNACNCGCTTCATCACCACCACGAAGTCAAACGGCGAGGCGTGGCTCGAAGCTTTCGTGCGCGCGGACGGGCAGGGCTTTCTTCTGGAGATGGGCGAGAACTACATCCGGGTGCACAACGCGGGCACCTTCGTCACGGAGATGGCGACACCGTACACNTTCGAGCACATCAAGGCTGCTTCGACTGCGCAGTTTGTGAATGATATGTCGATCTGCCATCCGAACTATCCGCCGTCGTTCGTGCGCCGGATCAGCGACACTTCGTGGTCGTTTTCTGCGATCAGCTTCAATGCGACGCTCCCCGCGCCGAGCGGCGTGACGGCGACGCCGCACGAGATCAAGGCGATGGAGGCCAGTGATCCTCGCATCAGCTACCGCTATGTTGTCAGCTCGCTGGACGAGAACAACGCGGAGTCCGGCCCGAGTTCGCCGGCTTCCGCTAATAACGTGCTGCGCATTGCGGGTAACAACAACACGATTACGTGGAGCCCGGTGACGGGTGCGGTCCGCTACAATGTCTACGCCGCGCGCGGGCAGGGCTCCTACGGCTACATCGGTAGCTCCGAGGGCACAACCTTCGTCGATGACAACATCAACCCGGATAATTTCGTGCAGCCGCCAGAGACGCTGGTGGACTTCAGCACGAGTGGTAATTATCCATCCGTCGTCGTGTTCCATGAGCAGCGCTGCATCTTCGCGAACACACTCAACGATCCGCAGAGTTTTTGGGTCTCAGGACTCGCGGGATTCGGCTACTTCAAAGCTAGCTATCCACCGCAGGACGATCAGGCGTTCACATATGAACTGAGCGCTAAGAAGGCGGCGCCGATCCTGCACATGATGGCGCTACGTGATGTACTGTTTTTCACCGCGAGCGGCGTGTTCCGTGTGTACACCGCGACGGGCGAGCCCTTCACGCCGAACAACGTGAGCGCGATCCCAGTCAGTTCGTACGGCGCAGCGGCGAATGTGCGCCCGCAGGAGGTCGGCAATGCGATCTTGTTCCCGGTCGAGCGCGGTGCACACTTGTTCGCGCTCAAGTACGATGGCTCCGGTGAAGGCTACACCGCGGACGATCTCTCACTGATCGCGCCGCATCTGATTGAGGGCTACTCATGGGTGCAGTCAGCGCTCCAGCGTGCGCCCTACCCGGTGTGGTGGGGCCTACGCAACGACGGCAAGCTCATCGGTGTCACGTATATAAGTGAGCAGCAGGTGCTCGCCTGGCAGCAATGGGAACTGCCCGGTGGCTTCATCGAGTCCATTGCAGCCGTGCCTGAGGGCGCGCGTGATGCACTGTACTGCGTGGTACGCCGCACGGTGGCGTCGAACACGGTGCGCTACATTGAGCGTTTTGAGCCGCGCTTCGGCGGTCAGCAGTCACAGGAGCAGGCTTACTTCCTCGACTGCGGCATCACCTACACCGGACCGGCCACAAACATCGTGACCGGGTTGAATCACCTCGAAGGGCTGGAGGTGATGGTGCTCGCGGACGGCCGCCCGCTTGGGCCGTACACGGTTGATGGCGGTATGATCGTGATCGATGAGGAAGCTGAGACGATCCATGTCGGCCTCCCCTACGTGTCTGAGCTGGAGACGCTGCCGCTGGCCTATGAGCAGCCAGGCTATGGTGTCGGCGTCGAGAAGAACATCTCGGCTGTGTACGTGCGCGTGAAGCGCTCGGCGGGCCTCGAAGCGGGCCCAGATTTCGAACATTTACGCCCTATGATAAGTCCAGTCGACGAGCTGCTGGGCGATGTCCCGCAGCTTCGCGACGGGGTGCATCAGATCGATGTGGACAATGAGTGGTCCCCGGATGCCGCGGTCGTCATCCGGCAGGCGCTCCCCTTGCCAGCCACCATCACAGGGCTGGCGGTGGACTACGTGAGCGCGGAATAGTAAACTCGACAAAATAGGTGGTGCTGTAATGTCCATGTCCCCAACCACGGCGTTGATGATTGCGCAAGGCGCCAGCGCTGGCATAGAGGCTTATAGCGCCTACAGCTCAGCCGCCAACGCGCGCCGCGCCGCCAAGCTCGACGCCGCCATGCTCGACGTGCAAGCGTCGGATGCCCTCAACAGGGCCAACACGGACGCCGCCAAGGTTCAGGGCCGCGCGCAGAGGGCTGCTGGTAAGGTGCGGGCNCAAGCCGCGGGTAGCGGCTTTACGACGGGAGTAGGCACGGCCGGTGACCTTGAGGGCGCGGCCGAGTTTATTGCCGCGCTGGAAGCCGCGGCGATCCGTGAGAGCGGACGGCGTGAGGCGCTGGGCTATGAGACGCAGGCCGCGTTCAAGCGAGCCGAGGCAGGCTCGATCAGCCCGTGGGCGAATGCCACCGGGTCGCTCATCGGCAGCGCCGCGCGCATCGGTGGCTACTGGTACGACCGGTACAAGAGGACGTAACCCGAATGGCGATCACCATCCCTGGGGCACCGCAAGATTCTGTCGGCCCGCTGCGCCTGCCGAGCGGGCCGCGCCTNTCGGATAATGGGCTTGGCGCTCTCGCGCAGGGGGTGAGCCAAGCCGTCGACGTACTCGGCGAAGTGCAGATGAAGATGCAGCGCGAGCGCGATACGACGCGCACGTGGGAAGCGTCGGTGCTGCTGGCGGACGCGCTGCGCAAGCAAGAAGCAGCATGGAGGGAGCGCCGTGGCACTGCGGCGTTCGGCTTGCAGGACGATGCTGTGAAGTGGTGGGAGTCAGAGCCTGCGCGCATCGCTGCATCACTGGAGAACGAGACCCAGCGCACGCTGTTCGCGCGTGAGGTCGCGCGGATGCGTAACAGCTCACTCGACGCACTCGCAAGCTACGAGGCGCGCGAGCGCTTCACGGCGCGTAACCAAGCAGCCGACGCTGCGATNGCGAGNCAGATCAGCTTCGCCGCACAGCACTTCGATTCGCCCTCCGCGGTCAGCGCTGCGCGTGATGATATTTTAGAGAAGATCGCCGTGCAGGCGTATCTCAATGGCTGGGACAAGAACGTCGNCGAAGCGAAGAAACGCGAAGCCCTTACGAACCTGCACAAACAAGTGCTGGAGAACATGGTCGACGTGAATCCGGAGGCGGCGCAGAAGTATCTCGATGCCGTGAAGGGCGAGATCGATGGCACGATATGGGACCAGCTCAGCAAGACTGTCAAGACCAGCGACACGCTCGCGCAGGCGCAGAGGCTCGCTGATGATATTTGGGGCCGTGGGCTTCGCGGCACCAAGGCGTACGACGCAGCGCGCGCTGAAGCTGAGGGCGAGGTGCGCGAGCGCGCGCTGACGCTGCTGCGCACGCGCCAACAAGAACAGGATAAGGCAGTCGACGACTATACGAAGATCGTGGTGGACCGCGCTGTTGCGGCCTTCAACGAAGGGGGTCTCGCCGCACTGACACCGAGTATGATCTCCGAGCTGAATCGCTTGTCGCCGCAGACGTTGAGCGCGCTGCGTGGGCGCGCGTGGACGCCGCAGGATCGGGTGCCGACCGACTGGGAGACATACGAAGCGCTGAAGGAACAGATCGCCACGATGTCTGTGGGCGAGCTGTCGCGCATGGACTTTAGTGCTTACCTCGACAAGCTCAACTCGAAAGAGCTTGACGTGCTGACAAAGCTGCGCGACTCGCGTATTAAGGGCTTGCCTGACAACGTGAGCACGACGCAACAGATTCTCAATGAGGTGCACGACATGATGGGGTGGACGAGCAAGGATGCTGAGAAGCGTGGACTGTTCGACCGCCGCGCGCGTGAGGCCATCGACGCTGAGCAGCGCGCGCTCGGGCGCGAGCTGCGCGATGAGGAAAAACGCAAGGTGGTGGACCGCTTGCTGCTGAAGGGCTCGGTGCCCCGCAATTGGTGGATCGACCGCAGCGCGTATTTCTTCGAGGTGCAAGGCACGCCAGACGAGGCGGCCTTCCAGATCGAGGTGCCGAAGGCTATGCGGCGCCAGATTGAGGCGGCGCTCAAGGCGCGCAACATCAAGGTGGACGAGGCGACGGTGCAGCGGTATTACCGCGCTTACCTCGACTGGCAAGAGGCTCAACCCTAAATGGCAACATTCGACGACTTCTTGAACGAGCAGGATGCCGCGAAGCAGCTTGATCGTTCTAGCCTGCTACGCGCTGCGGAAGTGAACCCGGATGAGGCGGCAGAAGCGCAGCGCCTCGCGGCGGGCGCTGGCCTGCCCGTGCCCCTCGTNCAGCGTAACCTGCCGGACGTTCGNAAGCAGCAGCATCTCAAGACNTTCGAGTCGTTCCTGCTCGATAACCCCGAGCTGTCGCAACTGAGCCGCGACGACAACTTCCTGAGCGTCGCGCAAGACCAGACTGCCGAGATGGGCGGTTTCAAGCAAACGCTGGTGAACCTCCGTAGCGCTGTGAACCGGATGACCGGCGGCGTGCTGGCCGCCACGGGTGGGCTCGTCAGCACCGGCGCTAATTGGCTCGAACGTAACGTCTCGATCCCTGAGTGGCTGGACGTGGGTTTTGGCCGTGCGAGCGATGGCAAATGGCGCATCCTCAGTAAGGAGGAGATGCAGGCACTGCGTGACGCTAAACAGGACTTCTTCTCGCAGTTGCAGCGCATAGGCGCTGGCATCAAGGAGTCGGCTGAGATTGAGAGCCGCCCGCTCGCGCCGTGGGAGAACGTGCAAGATGCGCAGGGCGTGCTGCCTACCATTGGTGCCGGTGTTGGCTTCATCGCTGAGCAGACTGTTCTGAGTGTCCCTGAGATGCTGGCGGCCTACTTCACGCCGTGGACGTTGGGCGTCAGCTACGCCGGCCAGATCGCCGACGAGCGACGCACAGCCCGTGGTGATGAGGAAGTGTCGGGCGGTGACCTCGGTATCGGCGCGCTCGCGGCGGTCCCGATGTCGCTGCTCAATCGTTACGGTGCGGAAAAGGTGCTCGGTGCGATCAGCGAGCTGGGGCGCACCGCAGCCCGCCGTATAGTGGCGGCCGGCGTCGCCGAGGGCGTCACTGAGATTACGCAGGATCAGATTCAGTACGTCGCGGAGCGCGTGGGCATCGACCCTATCGACCTGCACGAGATGCTTGCTCGCATCCCGCCGACGTTTGTGGGCGCAGCNGGTGCCGGCGCTACACTGCGCGGCGGTGTCGAGACGCTTGCCTACGGTGCACAGCGGATCGCGGAACGCGCGCGCCGCGCGCAGGGAGCACTGGATGCTGAGCAGCATCTGGCCGAGCTGAGCCGTATCGCCGAGGCGATGAAGCTGCGTGAACGTAGTCCTGAGCAATTCGAGAAGTTCGTCAATGCGCTCGATCAGAACACTGAGCTGTACGTCGCGCCGCAGGACCTCGTCGACGCACTGAACCAATCAGGCATCGAGCTGCCGCAGGAACTCCAGCAGCGCGTCGACGAAGCGGCCGAAGCGGCGACGCCGGTACGCTTCACGGTCGCTGAGTACACGACCTATCTCACGCCGGCCGCTGCTGCGCTGACTCCCAAACTGCGCATCGGCGCGGCGGATGCGATGACGGCCGAGGAAGCGAAGAACATCGAGGCGGAGTTCAGCGAGCGTGCCGAGAAGCTGATGGCGCAGGCACAGGACGCGGACCGGCTCGCGCAGGAAGGTGAAATGATCCGCCAGCAAGTGCAGGCGCAGATCGTCAGCACCGGCCGNTTCCGCGCGGATGTTGCGGACGCCTACGCCGCGCTGGTCCGTGACTTCTTTGTCGCGACCTCGCAAGCCGCTGGTGTATCGCCGGCCGAACTGTACGCGCGCTACCCGCTGCGAATTCAGGCGACACCGCTCGACGGTGATGAGTCGTTGCTCGATCAGCCGCTAGCATTTCATGGCACGCCGAACGACTTCCCGTTCAAGGACCTTCGGCTTCCTGCGTGGTTCACTTCAGACCGCAAGCAAGCTGAGCGATATTCGCGAGGCGGGCGCGTGCTGCAAGCTGCTATAAATTTCAAGAATCCATATAAAATCAGCTCGCCCGCCGAAGCTATCAATTTTTCTTCGGAGCAGATCGCGCGCTTACGCGAGCAGGGCTATGACGGCGCTGTGTATGAGAAAGCGCCAAACAAAATGCTCAATGAGCCAGCGCAGACATGGTACATCCCGTTCACGAACGACGCGATTCAAGAGGTGTTGCAGCAGCAAGCCTTGAACGAGGAATTCTTGCAGCCCGTAGCGTTCCTCGAACGAGATGCGCCACCCGTCGCGCGGGGCTACACGCGCTTCCGTCACTATGGCAACTTCGAGGTGCCGGAACTCGATCCTGCATTCCAGGGCACGGGGCTGCGCGGCGCAGAGCGCAAACGAAGCGGCGGGCCGAAAGTGCTGTCGCTCTACCCTGAGAGCGTCACGCAGCCGGAGCCGGGCGTNGGTCCGGTGGCCTACTTCGTGGATATCCCGACCAGCCGCATTTATGACGCGAGCGCCGATCCGCTGAACCTGAAAGAGCAGGCGATGAACGCGGAGGATGACTTCGGCTTCCCGNNGCCNGGNNTAAATTTCAGCTTGTACGAGCAACTGATCCGCGACGCGGGTTTCCTTGCCTATACGGTAGCAGGCCGTGGTGAAGGCGACATCCTTGCAGGGCAGGCTCGCGTGTTCGAGCCGATCCCTGTCGTGGGCGCCCCGCTCCAGCAGGAAGCGACGATTCCCCGTGCGCCAGAAGGCACGCTCAGCGAGGAAGATCGCGCCATCGAGACGCGCTTCGCCAACTGGCTCGCGAACAACTTCGACGAGGCGGTGGAGCAGTACAACAAGATCACGCAACCTGACAGCTCGGACGGCGGCCGCGTGCTCAATACCGACATCGCTCGTGAGCTGAGCCCGGACTATCGCAAGGACCGCAGCAAGAGCGCAGCAGTGCACGAGCCCGCGAGCTGGTTCATTAAGCAGCTCTACGAGAAGCGCTTGCGCGAAGCGCCCGAAGGTCCGGTGCTCGTGACCGCAGGCGGTGCGGGCGCGGGCAAGTCCACGGCGCTCAAGGGCCGCGATCTCTCGAAATATCCGATCATCTACGACACGAACCTCGCGAAAGTCGAGAGCGGNANACGCATCATTGACCAAGCGCTTGCCGCCGGTCGCAAGGTGGAGGTCGCCTATGTCTATGGCGATCCGCTCGCGTCGTTCCGTCGTGCCATCGGTCGCGCGCAGCGCATGGCCGCGGAGCATGGCACAGGCCGCACGGTGCCGATCACTGCGCACGCCGCCAGCCACGCTGGATCACGTGCCGCGGTTCCCGTGCTGGAAGCGCTTTATGC